CAGAAAGGAGCATTACACAAATGTCAAAAGAAGATTCCACACCGCAATTTGATCATTTGACACCTATTTCTATAGGCGATTATTTCAAGTTGCCAAACCCAGGTTTGCGCTCTTATTTTGAAAGAGTTCGAGCTGGGAACCCGGATGACTACCGGACGCCCTTCTTCAAGGGCCGAACAAGGTCAGAAGCCATTTCAGAGTGGTGTAAGATCCTAGAACAGCACGATCTTAAAGTGCAGTTCCCCGATCTATACGCTTATGAGATGGAACAAAAGGAGAAGATTGGTCCTTTATCGATCATGAAGTCTCTTCGTGAACGTCTCGCAGACGTCGAGGATTATTTCACGGGAGTCGCTGATCCTGGGGAACCTATCTTGGATTCCGCCATGGTTAATGCCATGAACAAGATACACCCTAGTTCTAGCAAACTTAGGATGAGATCGTTTGAAAACACGGTCAAGTCTATGAGGATGAACACTAATTCCGGTTCACCTTATTTTGTTAGACGCAGTCGAGTCGTGCTGGACTCGATTAATGAAGCTTATGCTGTACTACGGAGTCATTCCGTGTACAAGCTCGCAGCCGTCCTTGGATGGCGCGGACAAGAGCATGGGCCTGAAGCTTCAGATGTTAAACAGCGAGTGGTTTGGATGATGCCATTCTCCTTAAACATCGCCGAACTGAGCGTTTATCAGCCATTGATTTTGGCTGCTCAGGCCAAAGAAACAGTTCCTGCTTGGTGCGGGAATGAGTACGTAGATCGAGAGGTCACTGCAATGTTCGACACAAAGTCAAAAGATGATCTTGTGATTTGCACTGACTTTACGAAGTTCGATCAACATTTTGGAGAGCCACTTCAAAATTGTGCTCAAAACATGTTATTACACATGTTTACGCCAGGCAAAGCTTTTGATGAGTGGTTACTATCTGTGTATCATCAGAAGTACAACTTGCCCATTATCATTTCTATGGATAGTGGGTTTTCAGGACACCACGGAATGGGATCTGGTTCCGGTGGTACAAACGCCGACGAAACATTGGCGCACACAGCACTGCAGTTTGAGTCTGCTGAAAAGAACGGGACTAAATTGAACTTACACAGTCAGTGTCTCGGGGATGACGGATGTCTCACTTTTCCCGGCATCACAGTGGACAAAGTAATGCAGACATACACACCTCATGGTTTAATAATGAATCCTGAGAAGCAGTATGTTAGCACACATGACTGTATTTTCCTCAGACGTTGGCACGATGTCAATTATCGTGTAGGAGGAGTTATGGTCGGAGTCTACCCTACGATGAGAGCGTTAAGTCGTATGCTAGGCCAAGAGCGGTACTATGATCCTGAAGTATGGGGAGCAGAAATGGTAGAGATGCGATATCTATCAATTCTTCAAAATTGCTGCTATCACCCATTGTTTCACGAATTTGTCGATTGGGTAATGACGCATGACAAGTATAGGTTGGGACTAGACTTGCCAGGTTTCTTCGAATTGTCTAGAGTCGCATCTAGATTCGAAAAGCTACAAGAGTATAATTACTCGTTTGGCCAGTACTCGCAGCAGATTGCTACGGATGTGCATCCAACTAGCGCTTGGGTGCAAGCTAAGGGCTTCCTGTCATGGGATGTCGTTAAGTACGTGCTAAGTAAACGCTAAC